CCGAAACGTTATCAATACTGACCCCGGTCGTTCCCGCAGACGCCTCCATCGCATAGAGTTCACATGGCTGGCTCGCGCACACCATCTTTGCCGTGTGGGTGCCGAGAGTAACCGCGCTGGATGTTCCGACAACGGCGGTCTTCGATCCGCTCGCGACACCGCAGGTTCCGACGTTGGTCGAGTCGATATACAGCGTCCAGGGCTGGATGCCGGTGCCACTCACGCAATAACCGAGCAGATGGTCGAACGGAACTGGCGAAGCAAAGTTGATCGTTGCACCATTCGACGTAGCTGTGACCAGCATCGGATCAGAAGAGTCGGGCTGATACGGCCCGAGCGCCGTGTCGGTCGCCGCGAAGGTGCCGCTGGCAGTTGGGTAATAGTCGAGATTGAAATTGCCCGCCGAGCCAAACGTGCAGTCAGTACACCAGCGCAGCGGAACGACCCCCGAGCCGTGTGATCCGCAGGTTCCCTGCAGTTGCGACATCAGCCGATTAGCCCATCGGCCCGCAAACGTCACAGACAGCACAGAGCCAGCGCCCGGCGTCACGGTCGCATCATTGATCGAACGCGAGTCGCCGTGAATCTGCACGCGCACGATCTGATTCTGACAGCTATGCAGGGCCGCATCCCAATAGGCCAGCGGCGGGTGCGCACTATTCACATACTCCTGCACAGGTAAAGTTCCGCCCTGCGCGCTCCAATCGAGCGATGTGCCACTTGCCGCCGTGCAGGTGTTCGTCGCCGGATTCCACGCATAGCCCGTGGTGGTACATCCAGCCAGTCCAGAGACTGCGGACTGCATTGCGGTTGCGGTGACGCTCCCGCCGCCCGACGCCGCCTCCCATGCGCCTGCCACGCAGACGTATATCGATCCAGCCCCCGTGTTCACATACAGCGCCGGCGCGACGCAGGATCCACTGGGGACGCCGGTGCCTTGCGTGAAGGTGAAGGCCGCGGTGGTCGGAACGGTGATGGTGGGATCGTAGGTGTCGAGCGACCAGCTGCTGCCGCCGATGCCGTAGATGGGGCCGAGATCGATGAGGTCGCCGGATGGAACGTTATAGACCTGAACGTCGTAGGCATGGCCGGGCGCGGAGTCGGTGATGGGGTTGGGCACCTGCAGCGAGCCCACCAGCGCGCCCGAGGTGAGCGTCTGGCAGAAGGGCTGCCCGGCTAGATAGAAGCCGCCTCCGGACTTCGACACAGAGATGGGATTGCCGCGAATATCGACGGCGCGCATACACATGGTGCCAGTGGCCGGCGATCCGCCTGCTTCGACCGTGGTTGCGGTGATAGTGGTGAGGGCCTGCGCGTGCGCGAGTTGCGGCAGTGCGAGGAGTGAAGCAAGAAGGCTCAGAGAGAGAAGGCGTGCGAATCGCATGGGCTGAGTCTCTCGCGCGCGCGGGAGAACCAGAACAGCGGCTGCGCTGCGGCGCGAGCTTGGCGTGGATACAAAATCAGTGCCCAGCAATATCGAGCACCTCCACGGTCGATTGCGATCCAGACAATGTAATGGAGGGGGATACTCCTCCGACGCTCGCTGGAGTGTATTTCCATATTTGAGCGCCACTCGCAGAATTCAGCGATGCCCCGATGCTCGAACTTGGGGTGCCTACATTGCCTCCGGCAACAATCAGGACCAGGTCCGAAGTTTGCGGGCTGCCATCCGTGGCATAGGCAGTCGAGCTGCTTCCTGCCCCCGAAACAGAAAGACTCGCGGTGCCCGTTCGATAGCCGCCCGACAATCCTGCGAGAATAACGATTCCGGCAAAATTGCCAGCGGGATAGCCATTCGTCACCGTCACGGAGCCGCTAGAGATATCGTTGGCGTTGAGAACTCTTCTGCACGCCACTGCTGAAAATGAACCACCGCTTGAGCTGTAAATCGCCGCCCAACCAGCGGGACACCCTTGCGAACCTGTAGACCCGGCAAAAATATAAGCTTCATCGCCCGCCGACGCGCCGCTGAACGACACAGTGAAACTTGTCGCACTGGAAGCCTGCAGGCTACTTGTCCTTATTGTGGGCTGCGTTGGGGTGGCCGCCGGTCCGGTGGGACCGGTTGGGCCAGTCGGACCAGTTGCGCCTGTCGCACCTGTGGGCCCCGTCGCTCCCGTCGGCCCGGCTGGTCCTGTTGCGCCGGTTGCCCCCGTCGCGCCAGTAGCACCCTGAATTCCCTGCGCCCCCTGCGCTCCGGTCGCGCCTTGAATTCCCTGCGGGCCTTGCGGCCCTGTCGCACCCGTTGCTCCAGTCGCGCCTGTTGCTCCGGCCTGCGCAATCAGCGCCCAATATGCGGTGTTGGTCGGAAGCTGGTTGATGCTGCTGGCGATGGCGAGGTAGGAGCTGCCGCCATAGCTCACCGCATTGTCGATCGCATAGCTGGTGCCGCCATTCCACGCGCCCAGCCATGTGACCGATGCGCCTCCGCCGCCGCCGGCTGCGATGAATACGCCGGCATAGCAGATGCTCAGTGTGGCAACGCCGCTGTTCACGCGCACGTCGAGCGCGGGCGCGGTGCAGTACGCCGGAGCTGACCCGCCGCCGACTGTGAATGTGAATGCCGCGGCCGTCGGCACCGTGCTGGGCGGAACGTAGTTGTCCAACGACCAGGTGCTTCCGCCGATGCCGTAGACGATACCGAGATCGCGGCGCACTCCCGACCCGCTGTTGTAGACCGTGACGTCGTAGCCATGGCCATGCGCGGAGTCTGTAACTGGATTCGGCACAGATAGCGATCCGGTCAGCGCGCCCGAGGCGAGCGTCTGACAGAAGGGCTGGCCCCCGACATAGAAGCCGCCGCCGGAGACGGTCAGCGAGATCGGCTGGCTCTTCGCGTCCACCGCGTTCAGGCACAGCGTCCCATTCACCGGCCCGGAGGTTCCCCAGTTCACTGCGGTCGCAGTGATTGAAGTCAGCGCCTGCGGGAACACTGGCACGGCACTGAACAACAGCAGCGGAAGAAAGGCGCGGAGTTTCATTTGGATTCCTTCTGGTTTGAAACTGCTATGGTGCGGTGGCTGTGAACGGGCCTGCGGTTACTCCGGTCTCCGAGCGCGTGTCGACAACGAAGCCAGGGCTGCCGGTGGAGTAGTGGCTGCCTGTGTCGGAGTATGAATCCGACGCGAACGTGGCGAGGTCGGTGCAGGTAAGCGTGAAGGCGGAGTCAATGGAGAGCTGCAGCACGTCGCCCGGCGATGCAATGGGACATGTGCCCAGCGTGCCGATGTTGCTGGATGGGCTGGTCGCGATCACCAGCGCGCCGGTCGCGGCCTTCCAGAGATAGCCTGCGCCGGTGGAGGCGTTGCCGCGCACCATCACGCCGGAGATGCCCGGATGCGCCGTGAAGCTGATGGAGACATACGCCGTCTGGTTTGCGGGCATGGCGCCGGTGGGCGTGAAGAACTCGACGGCGAAGCTCCTGGCCGCGGGTGCCGCCACTCCGCCGGCGCGGGTTGCGACGTTGCTGCTGTACGCGGTCCAGCAGCTGCTGAGCGCGCCGGTCCCGGTGAACGGGTCGTAGAACGTCAGCGTGCAGGAGTTGACGTATGCGGGAAACACCTTGCGGTTGCCGCCGGTGACGATGGTCTGCGGATGCGCGTGGCTGACGAACACAACGCCGAGCATAAGCAGCACGCCAATGAGAAGGCCGATGAGGAATCGATCGAGTCTGTTCATCAGTAAGTCCCCGCAACGTCGATGCCGATCTGCTTCGAAGTGCCGTCGGCGACGAACGTGATCTTCAGGTAATCTCCGGCTGCGATAGTGATGGTGCTGGATTGCGTGCCGTTGGCGTAGGTCGCGGAGGCTGTGACTGCGCCCGTCAGCAGAGCGGTGCCTGCGCTGTTGGTGGCCGCGCAGGTCGATGCGCCGGCATCTTCGACGCAGCGGATCGCCGACAGCGCCCAGGTGTAGCCAGTCTCATTCCTGCAGGTGGTGGTGAGGTACGTTCCCGCGGGAATCGTGTTCAGCCCGTCGCCGATGCCGGCCTGGCAACTGAGCGAGAGCGTCGCGGCTGGGCCTGTGGCTCCGGTTGCGCCTGTGGCTCCGGTCGTGCCCGTCGCTCCGGTTGCGCCGGTTGCGCCTGCGGGTCCGGTTGCGCCGGTCAGGCCGGTTGCGCCGGTCGGGCCTGCTGGGCCGGTTGCGCCTGCAGGACCTCCGCCGAAGTTGACGAAGACCCCGCCGAAACATGCGCTACCCGTTGCCACTCCACTGTTCACGCGCACGTCGATCGCGGGGGCGATGCAGCTGGAAGGCGCGGCGCCGGAGCCGGTGGTGAAGGTGAACGCAGGGCCAGTGGGCGAACTGCTGGGTGGGACGTAGCTATCGAGCGACCAGGTCGAGCCGCCGACGCCGATGATCACGCCGAACAGGTCGACGCCAACTTCAGAACTGCCGGTGGGCGAGGGCGCCGTGACTCCAGTGCCGCCGACGCCGGGCGTTACCGGGCCAACGTAGACGATGGCATCGTAGCCATGGCCGGGAACGGAATCGGTGACGGAGTTGGGAACCTGCAGCGATCCCGCCAGCGCGCCGGTGGTGAGCACCTGGCAGAAGGGCCATCCGGCCGCGTAGACGGTGCCGCCGGAGTTGGTGACGGAGATGGGATTCTTCTGCGCGTTGACGGCCGTCATGCACAGCGTGCCCGTGATCGGCGTGCCCGCAACGTTGATGCTGGTCGCGGTGACGGTGGTCATGGACTGCGAGAGCGCTGGGAGGGCTGCGAGGAGAAGAGCGGCGGTTACGAGGCGCAGGCGCATGGCCAAGTCTCGCGCGCGCGAGGGTTATATCAGCGCGGAGATGTGCGAGGTCGAGAGCTTGGCGCGGCAGCCGCCGCATGCAGCCCGGCCACGTAGCGCTCCAGCGACGGCCGGTAGATCCTCCAGCGGCAGCCGGAGCCTTCGAGCGTTACCTTGTACGCCGTCAGCGCGCCTTCCTCGATCAAGTGGATGACGGCGTTGATGCTGCAGTCGAGCACGTCCATGGTCTGCTGCATGTAGATGGTCTCGTCCAGGCGGAACGGCAGCAGGTCGCGATCGCGCATGCGTCCGGCGGCGGGGCGCGGGGCGCTGCGCTCGCTGATGCGGTACTCCAGGCGCAGGCGTTCGCAGTAGGCGACGACGGAGTCATACGGGATGCGCCAGCTTGCCACCTTGTACGCTCCCGGCACCAGGCCGCCGCGGATCATGCGGATCGCCGTCTGCTGCGACACGCCCAGGATGCTGCACATGCGGCTGACGTCGATCTCCTGCGAACGCTGGAACGGCAGCGCCAGCTTCGGCGCTGCCTCAACCTTCGGAGCAGACTCGAACAATTCGAACTGCGAATCGCGCTTGCAGTGGGGCATCATCATCGGGTACTTCGTACCGTTCTGGACGCTTCGCGTTCAAACGCCCTTGATAGGGATGTGCTTCAGAGCCCAGTAAACTTTGTTGGCGTCGCCCAGCGTGCGGATCTGCGTCTTGCCTTTGAGCGGGCTGCGCGAGCTGAGCAGGAAACGGTCCAGCCCAGCCTGGTTCCAGCCGAGACGGCTGAGCTGCTGCTGGATCCGTTCGAGATCCTCCGGCCGCGCCAGAGTGACCTCGTTGTGGATCTGGTCGCGGCGGCCTTCTGTGCCGGCTTTCTCCGCTGCCTTGCGCTGCATGCGCTTGCGCGGTGTCTTCGACGGAGCCTTCACGTTCATCACGCCCTGCAGCGTGTCGATCAGCTTGCGGCCTTCGTCGATAGAGATGTTGCTGAAGCTGTCCACCACGCGCCCCAGGCGCTGCGACGCCCAGTTCAGGCGTGCGCCCCGCCCGCGGTCCACGTCGAGCGTGTGGGCCTCAAATTGTCCATATAACACTTGGAGCCGACGAAGCTGGGGCGGCGTGATGTTCATATCGTTGCTCCTGGAACCTGACCACTCGCAAGTAAATGCTCCGCATGGCGTAAATGTTCCGAGGAGCACACCTTGATTGCCAGGCGTCCGACCTCTGGATTCAACGGTTCGACCAATCTGTACGAATTCACCAACTGGTTGCAAATGGCGCACCGGCCGTTGCGATCACTCACAAGCCAGATGATCAGGCTATGTCGGTCCGACGGCTTGTTTATTCCGAACCGTCGGCCGTCCGCGTTTGGGCTGGCAGCTTCCGTCGCACTTGGGGCAGCTGCAGATGTGTGCTGCGCGCAGAAGCTTCTTCGCCGCGGCAATGGCTCGGGCTCGTTCTTCGCGCTTGTGCTCGGCGCGGTCTTCCCGCTTGCAGACGGCTCCGCAGAATCGGGCTGTTTTGCTTCTGACGACTTTTCCGCATCCGGGCCGTTGGCACTGCCTTGCCATGGTTCTTGAGCCTTTCTCTGTTGGTGCAGGTGCGTGCCGAGTAGGCCGTAGCCGCTGATGTCCGAATAGGGTGATTCGCCGAATGCGTCTTTGTCGGTGGCAACGCGCTTCAGCTTGTCGATGATCCGCACCAGCAGCAGCGCGTCGGCGTACTGCGCGGGCTTGAGGCCATCGGGATACAGCAGCGCCAGCATCGCGCCCGACGTGGCGACGCTGTCGCCGTAGGCCGCGTTCTTGCGCTCCACCAGTTCGCCGATCTCCGTACCGAGTTCCACAAAGGTCTTCATCGCGACACGCCTCCCCGCCGGAATACCTGCGGAACCGATCGGGTGTAATACGGCACCACGGAGAAGGCGCCGGGCCGCTGGTTCGCCGCGGCTGGCGGGCGCCCCTGCACAGGCCGCCGCGCTACTTCTCCGGAACACAGGCGGCAGACCAGGCTGCCGTCGGCGATCGCGCTGGGCAGGAACAGCGCTGCAATCTTCGTCTCGCCGCACTCGCCCTTGCAGGTGTAGTAGGTAAATCCGTCTTCGCCGACCGCGCCGCACGCCGCCACTGGATCCGGTTTTACAACAGCGGGCCGCGGCACATTGCGGTTGCGGTACTCCTCGACGACCCGGATGCGTCTCCGTTTCGATGGTTCACAATCCTTCGACCACCCGATCAAACGTTTCATGCCGTTCCTTTCTTGCCCGCGCGGCGGGCGATGAAGTAGCAGACCAGGCAGACCGGGACGAGGCATCCGGTCCAGCGGCCGGCTCCGAGCGCGTCGACCATGGCGGCGGTGAAGAACGCGAACATCGCCATCAGCCATTGCTGCGCGCCGGCCTCGATGACTCGCGCTCGCAGCGCTACGAACCGCAGCTCGGCGTCGGCCAGGTGCTGCACCAGCTTGGCGTTGGCGAGTTGCGCCGCGTCGTGCTCCTCGATCATCGGGTTGGATGTGACGGTGACCTCGACGCGCATGTCCAGGCCGACGCGGGAGAACTTCCAGCCATCGCCGGACAGGATGCTGATGGCGATGCGCGAGTTCTCATCCAGCTCGGCATAGGGCTTGTCCTTGATCATCAGCAGGCGCGTGGCCTGGTCTTCTGCGGGCTGATTCTGATGCCTCATGCTGCCTTCTTTCTCGCTGCGGGCGCTGGTACCGCTGCGACTGGTTTCCTGCCCTGCCATGCCTGCGTTGCGTAGATGTAGCCGACGACGGTGGCGCGCGCGTGCTCCTGCATGTACGGGTTGTCCAGCCCCATGGCGTAGACCACGGCGCGGCCGAACAGCTTCTCCATCCGCATCAGCGCGACGATCGAGCGGTCGACCGCCTGGCGCTGGCTGAGCTTGTAGCGGATCAGCAGGACTTCGTTCTCGCCTTCGGTCCAGCGCGCGGCTGCTTTCACGCGCAGCCGCCGATGCAACGTTGGCCGCGCCGCGTCCTGCTTGCATCCGGTGCAGAGGCCGTTCTTGCTGATCCGGCAATCGATTCCGCATCCGCAGCAGGTCATCGCGCGAAGTCCTCCGGCAGATACCGCACCACGCGAAACCGCTTCTCTTCGGCGCGATTCATGCAGGCCTGCGCCCGGCGGCCCTGCATGAACGACAGGGCGTTCTTGTGGACGCGGAACATCTCCACTGGCTCCCAGCCCCAGGTGCCGTTGTATTGCATCACGTAGATCGCGACGCGCTTCTTTGCGGTCTTCATGCTGGCGTCCCTTCCTTCTTCGCGATCTCGTTGCGGACGAAGTTGCCGGCCGAGATCAGGTCGTGGCGGAGATCTTCGGCGGGGATGCCGTTGCGCCAATAGGCCGCCGTGCCGAAGTCGTCGATCACCACCACCACGCGCGCGTTGTGCTTCTGGCGCAGGCGGCGCGCATCCTCCGCCATGGAAGCGGGCAGGCTGTTCTGCTTCTCCGGCACAGCCGCAGCCGCGTCGGTTCCCTTGAAGTCCTTCGCGTTGGGGCAGGTCGACCAGTGCGCCGTGGCGACGGCGTAGTCATCCGCCATCGGGTTCATCGGGATCGACTTGCCGCTGGTGGTCTTCCACCACTCGATGGGCGCCTGGCAGCCCTTGCAGATCGCATTGGCGCTGGTCTGCGTGTACTTCGCGCGCAACAGCTCCTGCTTCGTTCCGGGGAAGCTGCTCATCCCTCACGCTCCTGATCGACGGCCACGCAGTCCGGGCACATCTGATTGTTGCGACCGATCCACCAGCCCGCTTCCTTCGCCCTTCGCTTCAGTTCGCGCGTGGATATTGGATTGATGTACATCTGAGCTTCTTCGAGATCGTTGGACTCGAAGCCGGTGAAGCAGACATCGGCAAAGCCGTGCTCGTTGTCGCAGAAGAGGACGCTGGCTTTTCGGATCATCGCGCGGCCTCCGCCTCGACATGCGAGAGCGAGATGCAACCGCTCACGCCTTCGAGCCAAACGACCGCCGTGTGACCACTGAGCATCTGAGCCTCGGTGCGTGTGCGAGCCAGCTTCCCTTCGCCTTCGCGCACCCCCTTCCAATAACGGCATAGCGTTCCGACCGTGTATGCGGCATTGAAGAGTCGCACCTGATCAATCTGACTGCGCTGATACTTCTTCTCCATCCGATCCATCACAGTGCAACCTCTCTTAGTTCCATCTCAATTTGTGCGAGCAGCGCGCCACGGCCGCCGCGGCGCATCTGGGCGACGACGCGCAGCATGGTAATGGCCTGCGCGAACATCTGCGCCGTGCTCTCGTCCGACTCTTCTTCGGTGGCCACCAGGTAGTAGCCGCCGCCCTCCGCGTCGCGGCTGGCGCCAAGCTGCACGCCAAACGACATCCGCAGATCCTGCACCAGGTCCTTCACCGCGCGCGAGGTCATGCCCATGCGCAGCGCAATCGTCATCAGCGGCACTGCGCGCCCTTTGCCCTGATGCGGACGCAGAAGCTGCAGCAACCGTCGCTGCGGCTCCTTCGTCGGCCAGGGAATGTTCCGGCCCGCGATCACGTCATCCACGCGCATCAGCACGCGATCGGCGAAGGTCTCAAAGAGAGACCCGGCCGTCGAGTGCTGCTGCGAGGTGTAGGCGAATTCGGGATCGATGGGCATGGGAGTGGTAAGTGTTCAGTGGTAAGTGGTAAGTCAGTCCAGGTCTTCGACGCCGGCGAGGACTGCGGTGCCTCGCTGGGCGGCCGGCAGCAGGTTGTAGATCTTGTCGAGCTGTGGGACGGAGATCTCGCAGGTGACGTAGACCGGGGCTTCGTCCTCAAGCTGCTGGTCGATGACGATGGGCCTCTCGCGCTTCGCCAGGGCCGTGGTTCCTTTGCCGGGCTTCTTCTTGTGGCTCAGCTCCGCGGGCTTATGGCCGCGGATGTATTCCCACTTGTTGGTCGACGGCATCTCGGTGCCGCATCCGCACTTGCAAAGTCTCAGTTCCATCGGGCGATTCCTTTCGGTTACTGCTGGGTTGGGTTTGCCGCCGGAAGGTTGGCGGTGATTCCTTTGGCCGCGAGTACCTGCTGCGCCGACTGCAACATCAGCTCGACCTTGGCGGCCTGGGCGTCCATCATGATCTTGCCGGCGGTCTGGATCGTGGACATGCCCGCAACCCACGCCGGGTTGATGCTGGCGGGCGTGTCGGCATCCAGCGCGCCTTCCAGGTGCAGCTCGTAGAGCGCGGCCTTGTCTTCGGGCTTCAGCTCCGCCCACCAGGTGTCGAGCGTGGCCTCGGTGTGGCAGATCGCCGTGTCGCCGTCCAGCACGACGGAGAAGATGGAATCCTTCGTCCGGACTCCGCCAATGACGTTCATGCGCTGGGTGATGCGCCGGGCTGTAGTTCGAGAACGGTACGAAGTACTCATCGGCTGGCCTCGCTCTCAGAGAACATGGTGATCCAGTTCTGGTTCTTGGGGTGGCGTTCGAGCAGGCCGCGTGCTTTGAGATAAAGCACAGCATCCTTGGTGATCTCGCTATCGGGAACGATCTCGAACCAGTGGGGCGTGTACTCCGGGACCTGGTCGCTAACCTCGACGCAGTTGGAGTCGATGACGCTGGTCGCGTGCTCGAAGGCGAGCGAATGGCCGAGGCGGTTCAGATCTGCGAGCAACATGGGCTCAGACATCAGGCGGCCTGCTTTCCGGCGCGGGCCTTCTTCGCAGGCTTGGGCGGAGCGATGCGCTTCACGCGGACTGAGGGGGCCTTCTTCTTCGTGCTAAAGCAGGCGTTGTAGAGGTTGGTGAGCTTCACAAAGAGCCGCTCTGACAGCCTGGCGATGCGGAGTTGCTCGGCTGCGCCCTTCTTGTGGGTGTACTCGGCATGCTCCTCGAACATCGCGACGAAGAGATCGGCACGTTTATTCGCGACGCAGGCGTTACGAAAGTCGCGCACAGCTTCGTCCTTCTGTGAAGTGGTATTACCCCACGTTGCAGTCGCTTCAGTGATGCGGCCCTCGATTCGCATGGACGATTCCGCCCCGGCTGGAACTGCGCCAAACGTCTTGGCAAGATAGATCAGCCATGCCTGCTCGTCCTTCAGCATCTGGTCGGCAAGTTCGGCGCGCGCCTCGATCGCTTCGTAGCTGGTGATCCAGCCGTCGATCTCTTCGAGCGATGGCGTAGTGCCGACGGGCTTGCCGCAGGCGGCGCTCTTCGCGCGGAGGTGAGCCGCGTAGCGCTCGGGCGGCGTCAATGGTTTAGTTTCAAGTTCAGTGGTCATGGGACTCCTTTAGTTGAGTTGGGGGCATAGCTGGACTGGGAAGCGGGCGGCTTCGGCGAGTTCGACTTCGGCCTCATGCGCCAGGCGGAAGTTGCGGGAGTGCAGGTAACGTTCGGTCAGCGCCAGTGCCGATCCCTCACCACAGGCAAAGACGGTGTGCGGCCGCTCATAATCCAGGTCGCAGCCGCGCTCCGGAGCGGTGATGCGGAGATCGCCGTCGGAGTCGATCCAGAGGGCGCGCCAGTTCTTGTCGACCGGCTCATTGCGAAGGCAGGCGGAGCAGAAGGCAGTCTTCATCAGTTGCCGCCGAGATTGAAGCGGCCCTGCAGCCAGGCGTCGGTGACGATGTACGCCATGTAGAGGATGAAGCCGGTGAGCGCGAAGCCCGAGATAGTTCCGATCCAGATGTCGAGGCGCTTCCAGTCGACGGAATCCATCCAGCGCTCGATCCGCGCGTTCAGACGGATGGCCCAGCGGCGGAAGCGCGAGCGGTCGAGTTCGCAGACCAGCTGGCGAATCTGCTCGTCGGTAGGCTCGCTGACGGAGATCACCGGATGGCCGAGGATCTTCTCCCATTTGGCTTTGTCGGTTCCAGCCTGGGCGAGCTGCTGGTCCAGGTACTTGTCGACGTTGAAGTGGCGATGGGTGCGAGATGCAGTGATCATGCGGCGCTCTCTTTCTGCGACGCCGGTTGGCTACCCGGCTGCCGCTGTGCTGGGCTGTTGTTCTGCTGAAGGCTCTGCTGGATTCCCTCGATCGTGAAGAAGAGATCGCGGGCGGAGATGTACTGGAAGCTGCGCGGTGTCAGCTTGCCACCCGCCTTCTGCATGCGGCTGGCGGTGGCGAAGCAGCCGTCGATCACGCCGTCGCACTGCGCGTCCGAGTGCGCGCCCAGCAGCGGTTCGAGTTCCGCGCGGAGGATGGCGCGGGCTTCGGCGATCGACGGGCCGTCGAGGTACAGCGTCTTGCGCACGCGCGAGCGCCACTGCTCCATCTGCCAGTGGGAGAGGCGCTGCGTCAGATCGTGGCTGCCTGAGAGGATGACGCCGAAGTGTGGCGGCAGGTCCAGCAGCTGGCGAAGTACTTCCAGTCCCTTGTGGTCCAGGTGCTGTGCCTCGTCGATGATCAGAAGAACGCGGCCGGTGGCCAGGAAGAATCGCAGCTTGCGAATCAGCTGATCGATCATGCCGCGCGAGCTGATGCCGGCGGTGTTGCAGATCTCCTGCAGGAACGCCTGCGGCGAATGATCGATGCGGGCGTAGACATACACGGCCCTGGTGCCGTCTTCCCGGTTATTGATCTCGCGCTCGATCGCGCGCAGCGAGAAGGTCTTCTGCGTTCCCGGAGGTCCGTCGATCAGGTAGGCGCTGCCGCGCTCCAGCGCGTTCAGGCAGGCGCGGCGCACGGCCTTGAAGTCTTCCGTGGGGTGCGCGGGCCGCTGCTGCAGGCCAACCATCGCGCCCTCGTGCAGGTCCATGAACTGCTTCAGCGCGTGGCGGATGGCGCGGGTATTGGCGGTGGATGCGGAGTCGGGCCGTTCCGTCAGGTTGTCGCCGTAGCGGCCATTCAGGTAGACGTGCAGCGAGGACTCGGCATAGCCGATCGCGACGGAGAACTCGCCGACAGTGAGGCCGGTGCGGGTGCGGAACGAGATGGCCCGCTTCACCGTCTCGGCGTCCGAGGGCAGCGTCATGCGCGCCAGTTCGAGTTTGCGTTCCTTAGAGAGAGCCATGGTTTCCCTTCAAATTCATCCGCTCGAAGTACTGGGCGGCGTTGTCCTCGGAGTGGGTGTCCTTCATCCCGGCGTCGGCGATGGGCCGCTCGGCCGAGAGGGTGACAGACTGGCCAACTGCATGCGGCAGCGCAATGCGCTCGCGGAGCTGGTCTTCGATGGTGGTGAATCCGCCAGCGGTCCGAACGCGGCGGCTGAGCGCGGCCGTCGATTCGCGCACTGCCTTGCGCAGGCCGTTGCGGTTGGTGATGAAGCCCTTGATGTGGTCGCGGGTCTGGGTGTCATCGCTGAAGCGCATCAGGTCTTCGCGCTGCAGGCGGCAGATGAAGTTCAGGTCGTCGTCGAGCACGGCAACGTACATCGGCTCCAGCGGATCGTAGGCGATGGTGACGCGGCGTCCGCTGCGCTCGTGCATCTGCAGGTTGGCGTAGTGGTCAGCCAGCTCAGGCACAAAACGGGCGCCAGAGATCTCGACCGCACAGTTCATCACTTTGCGGGATGTTCTTTCGCACAGCAGCGTGGCCAGCAGCGCGGGCTCGGGGCAGGTGCGCTGGATGGGGTTGGCCTCGGCTGCGAAGACCTGGGCAGGCGTGCGCCCGTCCATGCCTTTGCCATCCTGCGGCTGCTGGTGGTACCACTCCTCGATCCACGCCTCGGCCATGGCGATGAAGTCGCTGGCCAGTGGAAGCTGCGACTCGGCCGCGCGCCCCATCTGTAGCAGCTTGCCGTGACGGGCGAGAGCTGCGGTGGCGGCGTCCGGCCGCAGATGGGTTGCGCCCGCGGTGTAGCTGATGAAGGCCTTGTCGAAGCGCTCGTGCACGGTCAGGTGGTAGCGCTCGATGTGCTTGGCCTGGGGATGGTACGGCGTGCAGTATGTCACCGGGATGCCCAGGCGCTGCATCACCGAGGTTCCGAGCTGTTGCGCTTCCGTGACGCAGGCCGCGGCGGCGGCAGCCATGGCTTCCATGTCGCGGGGACGTGCGCCGCGTGCCACCTTGCGATAGTCCTTGCCGTTATCGCAGTAGAAGTGTTCGGGCAGTCCGTGCTGCTGGAACGCCCGCAACAGCGCCCGCTTGATGCTGTGGCTGCTGCCGTTCTCGCACCAGTTGACGCCGACGACGTAGCGGCTGCGGTAGTCCAGCAGCGTGGTCATCTGCAGGCGGATGTGTTCCAGGCCGCGCTCGCCGAAGATGTCGTTCTGCACCAGGACGTCGTGGATCATGTGGTCCGACACCCAGATGGAGTTGGCGGCCTCGGTGTATCCGCGCTGCATGTAGGGCGCGCACTGGGCGTCGTATTTCTTGCGGCCTTCGCGGTTGTAGAGCCGCATCGAGGGCGAGATCTCTTCCGGGTTGCCCAGGAAGGCGCGGATGGTCTCGTACGAAGGCGAGGGCAGGCCCAGGCGCTCGGCGCGCTCGCAGACGTGCTCCCAGGCGACGGTCTTCGATTGGGCAGGCTGCTCGGGCGTACCCATATAGACCAGGGCGGCGAGGTCTGCGAGTTCCCGGTTTTCGGAAGCCCAGGCGCTGCGGTTCTTGTCGTGGCGGGGCTTGCGCGCCAGGGCGAAGCTGCCGGCGGCCTCAAACTTGCGTTTCCAGTTCCAGATGGTGGAGGCGGAGACGTTGTGCTGCTCGGCCAGGAAGCAGGCCAGCGATGCGGAGTTTTGGACGGCGGCTCCGTTCGCCAGGCGGAGCTGGTGGAACTTGGCGCGGCAGCCGCGATCGCGGAGGTACTCGACCAGTGGCTTCAGGATGGCGATGCGCTCGGCGGCTTCCTTCTCCTGGTCGCGGTGCAGCGCTACGCGGATGGTCTGGACGGCAACCGAGGCGGTGTTGCCCGCGTCAGCAAAGAGCGGCGTAAGACTCAAGGGCGAGTCGGCTGGGCGCCTTTCAGGTATCTCTTCAGGCTGTCCGGGCTCTCTGTTGCCGTCCAGATATTTTGCGCGGGCGTCATCGGGCAAAGACGCGAGCGAATATTCCTTCACCGGCTGGCCGCGATATGTTTTGCTGGCGCTGTCGCGGCCTTCAATTGCCCCGGCTGCGGCGGCGCGGCGAAGATGGCGTTCGCTCCAGCCAGTCAGATCGCAGACCTCTTCTTTAGTCAGCCAGGGAGATTTCATTTGACCCTCCCGTGCAGGCGGCGCTGGAGGATTTCGATCTGCTCCTCGGCCTGGTTACGCTGGAGGAAGGCGCGGCCAAGCTCGATCAATTCCGACTCTTCCGCGCTGACGACCCGGAATCCATTCAGCTCGGCCAGGCAATGCAGGACGCGGGTATCGCCGGTGGCCACGCAGAAGGCCCTCGTCAGCTCGGCGGGGAAGAGATAGTCTTCCTTCGATTCGGCGGTGTAGCCGTTCAGCATCCGCTCCGTTACCTTGCGGCCGGTGAGGAAGGTCATCTCGTCGGCAATCTGGGCGCGGCTCTTGCCGCTGGCGCGGATGGACTCGGCGAGCGCGGTCCGCACGCAGGGGGCGTCGTTGAGGCTGCCCTGCGGTGGCGCGCCGTGCAGTTCTAGCTGGGTTGGCTGATTACCCGTAAGAAATTCCCGCGTATTTGGGGTAGACCCTGCACTGGAAGTGGTGCGACGGTTAGTGCGTGGAGTCATAGTCCACGCTCGTTTCCGCGGCCAAGAGCAGCTCCGCCGCGCGGCCCTGCTAGTTCAGGAGGTACGAACGATGGCATCACGCAGCACGCTCCCCCAAATTGACCTGCTTCAGGGCCAGCCGTTCGCGGCGGCGCTTCTCCGTTTTCAGCGCCTGGGATACGCGCTTGCTCGTACGATTTCCGAACGCAACCTGACGGACGTGTTCGTGAGACAGGCCCAGCCGATGCGCGACGGAGGAGCAGAGGCCCCGCATCGGGTCAGGTCTAAGAATCTGAATACCTTTTGGCGTAGAATCCACGGTGAGAATCAACCTCAAAAAGGACGATACGCGCTTCCGTTTATGCCGTCAAGAACAAAAACGCGTTTACGTGTTTCGGCTGATCTACGCCCTGAGATAGCTCAGGCGTTGAAGGCTGCGCGGGGGGCGTTGGGGTATAAGCAGACGGACTTAGCAGCGCTGCTGGGCTGTTCGCAGGGAACGATTACCCGGTGGGAGCGGGCAATCGACAGCCCGCCGATCTCAGCGATCACGATTCTCTCGCGCATTGTGCCCGAGGAGCAGCGAGCCTTCTGGCTGGAAGCGGGCGCAATTCAAGACAGCGCCCCGGCGGAGTTGAAGGATACCCGAGAGGTTTCATTGCTGCGTGATCCCGCAGCCTGTGGCACTCCGCGCGCGCTCGACGAGAGGGAAATCGAAGATGTGATTTCCTTTCCACGTAAGTGGCTGCCGCGGGGTGGCTCGATCTGCGCGATCCGGGTGACGGGCGATTCTATGTCACCGATTCTGCAGGAGGGATATATCGCACTGATCGACACGTCCCGGCGCGACGTGAAGTCGCTGGAGAACTGCATGGTAGCCGCGCGGGACGGAGACGGCGTAACCCTGAAGTGGCTGCGAAAGCAGGGCCAGATGTATCTATTAGTTCCGGAATACACCTCGCAGCGGCATCCGGTGATGGTGTGGACCAACTCCGACGACAAGGCTATCGTGGGTGAGGTCGTGAAGTGGATCGGCGAGCCCCACGCCACCCGAAAGAGAAAGTAGAACGAATGGCGCTGTGCGAGTACTGCTCTAAGCCCGCTGGATTTGGCAAGGTGTTCCATCCCGATTGCAAGAAAGCCGCGATGGATGCGCCTCAGCCGCCTCCGGCGTCGGCTCAACCTCTGACGACGGAACAGATCCACGCCCGCGAACTGGTAGCCCGGCTTGAGCCTGCGCTGAAGCGGGCCGTCTACCGCGGCGTGCTGTTGGCGATGTTGACGATGACTGGGATCTGGATCGTGCTCGGCATGATCGTTGGAATTCTGCGGTCGATGTAGCTCCAACCACCTCAATTCGCTCCAAGCTTGCGCCGTTCTCTATCAGGGAGCGGCGTTTCTGCGTGTGCGCTTTAGCTTCATTCCAGGCCAGAACGGCAGGGAACTCACAATCTGATTCTGAAAGGAATTCAGTTGTCGGGCGATCCCAGAGCGCAATACGCGGTAGGCAGTTACGGCCTCATGGGTTCGTAACTGCCCGGCCCGCGTAGAGGATTTCGATGGCGAGCGAGGATCAGTTGAGCAGGCTCCATGCAGTGGTTCCGGCCGCCCAGGCCGCGCAGAAGAAGTGGCACGTTCCAGCCTCCATCACGCTCGCCCAATGGTGCCTGGAGAGTTCGTGGGGCATCAGCGAACTGGCGCTGAAGGCGCACAACTACTTCGGCGTGAAGGCCTCGCACCTCAACGTCCCCGAGACCTACGAAGAGTTCCCCACCGAGGAATACATCTCGGGCCGCAGGACGCTGGTCCACGCGCTGTTCGAGAAGTACTTCGACGCGGCCGACAGCTTCTACGATCACGGCATGCTGCTGTCCACCGCGCGGCGCTACCGCTTCGCCATGCTGCACGCCGCCAGCCCGGAAGACTTTGCCGCATGCCTGCAGACGGCCGGCTACTCCACGTCGCCCACCTACGCGCAGATGCTGATCGAGCTGATGCACGACTACGACCTGCACCAGTACGACCTTCCGCCGGACGATCCGGCGAAGGCGCAAGAACAAGGAGTGGCAGCGTGAGTACTTCGTACCGTTCTCGACGCGCTCTCGCGCGTGAAAGCGATAGGTGGAACCAATGATCAATCTTGCAATGACGCCCGCGCAGTTCGCAGCAGCCCGCACAGCCATCTCCACGCCTGGCGGCGAGGTGACCTCGCACAGCGAGAGCGATCAGTGGAGCGGCAACTTCTCCGTGCCCCAGGTCAGTTTCAGTTACAGCTACGACGGCACCACGCTGCACCTCACCATCACCGCCAGGCGCGGCATGGCGAGGATGGCCAGCGAGGCCACCATCCAGGGCAAGCTGCAGGCGTTGCTGACGAGGCTGCAGGTCGTATGAGCGATGTTTCCATCCCGATGACGCAGGCGCAGTTCGATGCCAACGCGCTTCGGCTGAAGCAGCAGAGCGGCATCCAGGTGGCTGGCAGGATCGGCCAGATCGTGAAGGACGGCGCGATCGTGCAGTGGAAGTACGACGGAACGAACGTGACTGCGACGGTGATGCGCAAGCCGCCGTACGGGCAGCTCGCCAGTGTTGTGGCCGAGGTGCAGGGATGGTTCAAAAGCTAGTTGCTAGTTGTTAGTTGCTAGGTTCGAGGAGGAAGTGATGAAGAGCAGGCTCGCAGGTTTTCTCGCAATAACTGTGCTGGCGGCAGGACTCGCCGGCTGCGCCAAGGTTCCCGCCGGATCCACGCCGGCCTCGCCGCAGTCGCCTTATCAGAAGGCGGCGACCATCATGTCGGACTTCTCGGCTGACCTGGTCAGCGCCCAGCAGGTGGTGATCTCGCTGCACACCGGCGGCGCGATCGACGACACCACCTATAAGACAGTCCAGGCGGCGTTCGGCCAGGTGGCGACCTACGGCCCGCAGATCGACGCGCTGATCTCGGCGCAGGCTGCGAGCCCCACCATCCTGGCCAAGGTCTCATCCGCGCTGAACGCGCTGAGCCTGGTCGCGACCTCGACCGGCAAGCTCGATCCCAACACGGCCGCCCAGATCAAGGTGGCCGTCCAGGCGCTGGAGCTTCTGCTCTCGCAGCTGAACACGACGTTTGCAACTACTACATCAGCACTTGAGGTGAACCATGGATCCAGCTTCTATCGCATTGATGGTCGAGCAGTTAGTAGCGCTCGGCATGCAGGTCTACCAGCAGATCGAGGCGTCTTCGAAGGCGGCGGGAACGCCCGTGAAGCCGCTCTCCGAGATCCTCGCCGAGGCGGACGCGAACTTCGCCAAGGTCTCGCAAGCCTCGCAATCCTAACGACATAACCCCAACCAACAAGACGTAAACGGGGGGCCTGCGGAACAGGGCAGGCCCCCAGCGAGAGGGTTCTGAAGTGGCCCACAACTACGGTCAGAAGGGCAAAGTTGAGGGCACAGCGATCGAACGGGCCTGCGAGGGAAAGCAGGACTACCCGACCGAGGCGGCGGCGGAAGCCGGGCTGAAGTTTTTGAGGAAAGTTCAAGCCGTCAGGAGCGGCGACGGGATGGTGGTTTACAAGTGCAGTTTTTGCCCCGGATGGCATTTTGGCCATTAGAGCGTCAGGATGCCCCAGGACGAATTAGGGGATGCTACCCCACCCGTAATTCGTGTCCATGGGTGGAAATCTTTTTCTGACGCGATTACGGGGCATGTGGCGCAGGGGGTCAGACCCCCAGTTTGGGTTCCAGGAGGATGAGATGCAAAAGTGGCTCGTTTTGATCGCGAAGGCTCGGGACTGGTTCCAGGGGAAAAAGACCATGCTCGGCGGGCTGGTTTTGATCGCCGCCGCGGTGGCGGGAGCTGCCACCGGGAAGCTGCCGGTTGACCAGGCCGTGATCGTATTCGGATTCGGCGTATCTATATGTGGCTGGTCGGCCAAGGCGAACCGGCACCAGGCGGAGATCCTGGCCGCGCTGCAGACGGCCGCGATCGCCGGGGCCCAGGTGCGGGCCGGGAATAAGGCTGGAGCCGCCCAGACCGTCGAGGCAGCCGTAACCGCCGGCGTCATCCGCGAAGCTGAAGCTGCAGCCGCTGCCAAGACGGGAGCGACCGCCTGATGGAAGCCGGCCTGAATTCGACACCTGAACAGCCGACACCGGCGGGCAATAGCCACCGGATCGACACCCTCACCAACCTCATTCTCCTGGGCAGCTCCTTTGCTGGCGGCGGCACATTGCTCTACGCCATCATCGGCTTGATCCGCGATCAGCCAGACCGTGCGTTCGCGCTCCTGCAGAAGTGGGGTCCTTGGTTCTTCCTGGCGTTTTTCGTCACATGGATTGTCTACAAGCTGCTGGAGCCGGTCGTCACGGCAATCGTTGAGGCGTTCGGACGTATCTCGGCTTCGACCGAGAAACAAGCGGAGTCGATGGGGTTGTTGGCCGCGGCCGTGCAAAAGTCGGCCGACAAGGACGACAGGCAGGTGCAGGAGATGCAGACATTGACTGCGCTCACCGCGCAACGAAGCGAGAAGACGTACGCCATGATGCAGGAGTTCCACCAGGACAACCAGGCAATCCTCAGAGAGTACGGCGAGACCTTGAAGAGGATCGAGCAAAAGGTAGACCGGCAGACCGGGGAGAAGAGCACGACATGAGCTATAGTGCGGTGGCCAAATCGAAGAGACTGCGGGGCGTGGTGCTGGAGATGCTCCAGACCAACCACGATAAACAGCAGTCGCGGTACGACTCCTCCATGTTGTGGAGTGCCCTGGTGCGCGGTCTCGGATTTGACGCCAGCGAGAACGACGTCATCACCATTCTGCAGGACCTCAAGGGCCGCGGCTACATCCAGTACGACGAGATCCGCAATCAGCGGCTCGGTATCTATTACATCGTCAGGATCGAGCTTTGCCCCAAAGGCCGCGATCTTCTCGAAGGAACCATTACCGATCCCGCCGTGGAGATCTGAGCTATGACGACCAGGGCGAGAGTGAAGACCGGAGAACGCCGGAAGGCTAACCAGCCATTCCATATCGACCGCCTGCCGCCTCAGGTGCACGACGTAATCCTGCAGATGCGCAACGGTCGCGGCATGACATTTGAGGAAATCTCGGCTTGCTCGGCGCAGCCATTCAGCCCTGGAAAGTCGGCCGGCTTTATCGAGTGGGACAAGTTGCCGCCCGCCGTGCTGAAGCTGTTCCCGAAGAAGCAGCTTCCGCTCAGCTCGCTGCACCGCTGGTACGACGTGCGCGTCGCCCAGGTGCGCAAGGATGTGATGCAGCGCAGCGAGCAGGCGCGCGTCATCGCGGAGTCGTTTGCGAAGTCGATGCTGGTGAACGCGGACGAGGCTGTGGTCAACGCCGCGCGCGACACCATCATGGGCGTGCTCGCCGAAGATGGAAGCGCCGGCGGACGCAAGGCTGCAGCTCGCGCGCTGATCTCGCTGGCCGAGGTGATGCAGACCGCGCGGGCCAACAACATCAAGGAGCGCAAGGTCTCCACCGAAGAGCGGAAGATCAAGCTGTTGGAAGAGCGCGAAGCGATCCAGCGGCACAAGCTGGAGCGCGAGGCCCAGGAGCTGGAGCGCAAGCACTCCAAGGGCGAGTTGAAGCGCGAGGACATCGCCAAGCTGGTCGAGATGACATTCGGCATCGCGCCCAAGAAGGCGGCCTAAATGGGCCGTCTCGCCGCGGCATCGAACATCGCGGCCGTATTCCCGCTGCGCGACTACCAGATTCGCTGGGTCGAGGACGACTCGCGCTTCAAGATCGCCGTCAAGTCCGCCCGCATCGGCTTCAGCTTCGCCACCTGCCTGGAGGCAGTGCTCGATTGTCTGAAAACCCCCAACGCGACCTGGACGGTGATGTCGGCGTCCAAGGCGCAGTCGATCGAATTTATCGAGACGGCGGAAAAGTTCATCAAGCTGCTGGGCGGCGTCGCGCAGCTCGCGTTCGATGAAGACTTCTGGGATGAGTTCGGAAAGATCGAGGCGATCCAAAGCCGCGTCACGTTTCCCAACGGCTCGCGCATCATCGCTCTGCCGGCGAACCCGCGCACGGCCCGTGGCTATCCCGGCAACGCCATCCTGGATGAGTTCGCCCACCACGAAGACAGCTACGCCATCTGGGCTGCGATCATCCGCCAGATCGCGCTGGGCCACAAGGTGCGCGTGCTCTCGACCCCGAACGGCGAGCAGGGCAAGTTCTTCGACCTGTGCAAGGAGCTGGCCCTGGTCGACGGCGAGCCAGCGGACAACTTCCAGATGCGCGGCGGATGGAGCCGGCACTGGATCGATTGCGAGATGGCGATCGCCGACGGCTGCCCCATCAACATGCAGGAGATGCGCGACGCCTTCAAGGACGACGACACCGTCGACCAGGAGTTCTATTGCGTATTCCTGCAGGGCGCTGGCGCGTGGATCGGACTCGACCTCATCCGCGCCTGCGAGGACAACGAAGCCTCGGTCACCTGGCCGGTGGATTACAACGCCCATGGAGATCTCTACGGCGGCATCGACGTGGCGCGATCGCAGGATCAGACCATCTTCGTCATCAAGGAGCGGATCGGCGACGTGCTGTGGACTCGCCAGGTGCAGAAGCTCTTCAACATGACACTGACCAACCAGGCGCGCGAGCTGGCGCCGCTGATCAAGAAAACGCGCCTCACCGCGATGGACTCCACCGGCATGGGCATCGGCCTGTTCGACATGCTGAACGAGAGCTGCCCAGGCCGGGTGATGGGCGTCAACTTCGCGGGGTCCAGCCGCGTGCGCGAAGAGGAGAAAGAGAAGCGCGTACAGAGCACCGGCCGCGGGCCGGCCAAGGGCTCGGTGAATATGAAGTCCGACCTGGCCATCAAGCTGAAGAAGTCCTTCGAAGATCGCCGCGAGCGGATACCGTACGACCTCGATCTACGCACGGAACTCCAGGCGATCAAGCGGATGCCGACGGCGAGCGGAGTCACCTTCGACGCGCCGCGGGTGACCATTGAGACCTCCGTCGCCGGCGGGAAGAAGCAGAAGGGTTTCGCGCACGCCGATCGCTTCTGGGCGATGGGCCTGGCCAGCTACGCCGCGGGCACAGGCGGCATTGACCTGAGCCTGACATCGGGCGGCATCAAGACAATTTACGGACAGACACGAGGGTACATGTGATGGCAGACGACCTGAACGCAATTCCACCGCGGCCGCCGCAGGGCGAGATTGTCTCCCAGACGGCGCTGCTGAATACGCAGTTCGCGCTCTACCGCAACACGCTGGCCTTCGGCGGCACGCGCGACCCGTCCATCATCTGGTCGTCCATGCTGCGCGACGATGGCTCCGCCATCCTCTACTACCGCGAGCTGGAGGAGAAGGACGTCGACGTCGCCAATGCGCTGGACACGCTGAAGGGTTCGGTGCTCGAGCGCAACTGGACGATTGAGCCGGCAGACAAGGACGACACCCAGGCGGTGGAGATCGCGGTGTGGGTGCAGGCGCAGCTCGACAAGATCGAGAACATCGACCTGGTGCTGGACAACATGCTGGACGCGCCGGGCTACGGCTTCAGCGTGCAGGAGATGATCTTCGACGTGAGCGCGGGCCAGGCGGAGCTGGCAGACATCCGCGATTGCCCGCAGGAGCTGTTCCTGTTCGGCACCAGGTACCAGCCGCAGATCGGGCCGATGCAGTTCCTCAGCACGCCGTATGCAGGCCAGGGCGTCGAGGTTCCGGAAGAGAAGTTCCTGATCTACAGCTACCGCGCGCGATCGCGCAACCGCATGGGGCGCCCGCTGCTTCGTTCGGTCTTCTGGCCTTCCTGGTTCAAGCGCAACATGCTTCGCCTGTGGGCGCAGTATGCGGAGAAGGGTCCAGGCACGGCCGTGGTCCGCTACGACGACGCCAACAACGCCGCCGACGCACAGAAGGCGGCCGACATCGCGCGTGCGCTGATTGAGGATGTGGCTGTCGCGGTGCCGCGCAACTTCGACGTGGAGACGGAGCTGCTGACCATTGCGCGCGCGCTGAACCCGGCCGTATACCAGGAGTTCTTCAAGTCGCAGCAGCTCGACATCGTGCGCCGCGTCCTGGGCGAGACGCTGACCAGCTTTGGCGGCGAAGGCGGCAAGGGCACGCAAGCGCTCGGCACCATCCACGCGGACACGCTGGAGACGAAGACCATCAGCCTGTGCAAGGGCATGGAATCGATCCTGAACCGGCAACTGATCCGGCCCCTGGTGCTGTGGAACTTCGGGCCGGATGCGCCGATGCCGACCTGGCACTACGACATCGAGGAGGAGGAGGACCAGACGGAGCGGCTCGGCATCATCACCGGCGCCTACGAGCTGGGTGTGCCGATCCCGACCTCGTACGTGCAGGAGGCTCTGAACATTCCCGCGGCCGATGGCCAGGAGCCGGTGCTGACCAAGCCCGCGCTGGTTGCGCCGGTGGAGAACATCCGCGAGACGACGACAGCGGCCTTCGCGGAGGGAGGCCACGTCGTCCAGGCAGAGCGGCAGATGTCTGAGTTCGACAAGCTGGTGACGCAGCTGCAGGATGACTCGCTGGATCTGCTGAAGGAGCGCGTCGGCGAAGTGGCGAAGGTGCTGGAAAAGACGGAGGGCCGATGAACGGAAAGAAAGCAAAGCTCGAACGTAAAGCCATCCGCGCGGCTGGCGGCGAAGACAAGGTAAGCCGGCGGCGCAGGATTGCTCGCGAGGAAGCAGCGCAGCGGGAAAAGGTCTTGAGTGACCGCGCCGCGGCGCTCGCTGCCGAAACTCCCGAGCAGCGCCGGCTTCGCAAAGAGGAAGATGCCCGACCGGGGCGCGCCATCGCCGCGATGCTGGCCTCGATCGGCATGCTCGCATGTGGATTGCCTTCGATTAGCGCGATACAACGCCAGCCGCGATACCAGAGGCGGGGCCGGTAGTGGCACTCCTGCGCGACACGGCGGTGCAGCACCGGCTCGGCGATCTGCTGGCGAAGCACATGGCCGCGGCGAACCTACTGGGCCGCACGCAGATCGTCGCTGAGGTCCATCGCAAGACGGGCACCGTGGTGCCGATCGCCACCAGCTCCCGGTACAAGTCGCACCTCGGGCCCAGGGGGACTGCCCGCTTCAGTGAAGGCGATGATTCAGATCTGACCGCCGGCTTCTCGCTCAATCTCCCGGCCGACGATGCGGCCGGCTATCTGCGGGATCTCACTCCGGTTACGCGCGAGACCTTCGACGGGCTCTCGACGCAGTACCAGCGCGACGCGTTCACGGTTGCAGGCGTCAGCGATCAGCGGCTGATCAAACAGATCCGCGACAAGCTGGCCGATGTGATGGCGAAGGGCGGAACGCGCGAAGACTTCACACAGGCCGTCCGCGCGCTGACCACCGACGCCGGCGTCGAGCAGCTCTCGTCCTTTCTCCTGGACACGGTCTTCACCACGAACATGCAGAAGGCGTATTCGCTCGGCCGCTACGAGCAGCAGAAGCAGCCGGAGACCATCGCCGCGCTTCCGTTCTGGCAGTACATGACTGTCGGTGATGATCGCGTACGCCCTGAACATGCGGTGATTGACGGATTCCAGGCGCGCGCCATCGATCCGGTGTGGAACAAGATTTATCCGCCCAACGGATTCAACTGCCGCTGCATCGTGATCTCGCTGCTGGAGAGTGAAGTGGGCAAGGAAGCCAGCGAATCCGGCCTGCTGCGGCTGCCGCTGCTGGCGCAGCTGAAAGTGCCGCAGATGGGCTTTACCAAGGTGTTTCCCGTTGCGGCATAACTCCAAGCTTGCGTATTCACGCATCTGCTGTCCATCTATTAGTCGCTTCGCAATAGCATCCGGGGTGTGAGCAAGCTTGCAAATCAGTGGATCGAACTCTTCAGGGCGGGCAAGTACAGCCAGGGCGAGTTCACCCAGAACGATCTGGATCAGTTGGTGGCGAACTACCAGCCAGCCAATCCGGAGTTTGAAGAGGCACCTGCCACGATCGGCCACCCGGAAGGAACAACTCCAGCCTGGGCGTGGGTCGAGGCAATCAAGCGCGAAGGCAACACGCTCCTGGGCAGGATGAAGGACGTGAAGGCCGAGTTTGAGGACCTGGTCGAGAACCGGATGTTCCCCAAACGCAGCGTGGGCCTGATCAAACGCGCGAACGGCTGGAATCTCCAGCATGTCGCGTTCCTGGGGGCGAAGGCTCCGGCGGTGAAGGGTCTCAAGGATATTCAGTTTGCAAGTGACGACGGTTCGGTGAAGGTCGAATTCGAGGAGAAAGCAATGGCGGAAACAACGGCACAGAATGACACCATCGTGGCAGCGGTGAAGGCGTGGTTTGAAGAGCGCTTCGGATCGAAGCCCGCAACAGCAACCACGACGTTCAGCGAGGCCGACGTGCAACGTATCGCGACGGAAGCTGCGGCTGCTGCCGTGAAGCCTGTCCAGGACAAGCTGACCGCGACCGAGGCGAAGTTCGCCGAGCGCGAGACGGCGCTGGCCACCGTTGAGCAGAAGAACCGCGGCGAGGCTGCTGTCGCAGGCTTGAAGTCCAAGGGCCGCTGGGTTCCCGCGTTCGACAAGATGGGCCTTCCGCTCGTCTTCGCAGCGCTCGCCACGCAGGCCGTCACGGTCGAGTTCGAAGAAGGCGGCGAGAAGAAGCAGGTCAGCACGCTCGATCTCCTGGTGAAGTTCATGGAGAGCGGCAAGGCCCTGGTTCCCACCGGCGAAGTCTATAGCGGCCAGTCCGGCGCATCCACCGCGAGCGGCATGAAGGGCGTCAACGCCGGCCGCGCAACCGTCGATCCGAACTCCGTACGGCTGCACCAGGCCGTTACCGAGTTCGCCGAGAAAAACAAGGTCACGTACTCCGAGGCGCTGTTCAAGGTCGCGGAAGAACATCCTGAGCTGTGCGTCCCTGGCGGCGCGGCAGTCGGCCAGGCCTAGCACTTCGTGCCGTCTTGGACGCTTCGCGTAAAAGCTTTTTGAGATTTAGATCGCAGTTCCGAAAGAGGAGTCATTTATGAGCGCAGTCGCGACACGTACTTTGGGTTGGTCGAAGAAGGATACCTACCAGGCGCAGGCCGCCAACCAGGGCCGCGGCCTCGCATTGGCGCAAGGCGGAAGCGGCGACAACTATCTCGCCACGGCCGGAGCGAACGTGATCTGCCGCGGCATCCAGGAAGAGGCTTCCGTCAGCGCCGGCGATCCGATCGCCTGCGTCGAGATGGGTGATGCCATCGCCATCGCTGGCGCGGCTGTCGCGTCGGGCGTGTACGTCAAGTCCAACGCGGCCGGTCAACTGATCCCGATCACCACGGCGGCAGACAACATCGTCGGCATGGCGAAGTCGAGCGCAGCTGCACTGGGCGATGAGTTCGTTATCCTCGTCGATCCTTCCGTCAACTAATTTCCAACCGGCTGCGGGCTTTCGGGCTCGCAGCCGGCAGTTTGAAGCAGCACAAATTTGTGACTCCGCCAGGCGCGGGGGAAAGCGAGTAGAACATGGGCGGTTTCGCAGCAACTCCACAGGGCGGCGTACTCGACGTAGCGGTCTCCAACTTCGCCAAGCAGTACCGCAACAACGAGCTGATTGGCGATCTGCTGGCGCCCCGCGTTCCGATGGACCGCGAGACGTTCCAGTACATCATCCACGGCCGCGACAACCTGCGGCTCGACGGATCCACGCTGCGCGCACCTGGCGACTCGCCGCGGAAGATCCGGTCCAGCTTCTCGCTGGCTCCGTACTTCTGCAAGTCGCACGCACTGGGCGCGGAGATCCCGTTCGAGACTGAGAAGTTCGCTCAAGGCTACGGCTTCTCGCAGATCGCCAAGGCCGCGCAGCAGGTGATGGACAAGCTGATGCTCGACCGCGAAGTCTACCTCGCAGGCCTGGCAGCCGGCAGCGGCACCACCATCGCGCTCAGCGGTACTTCGATGTGGGACAACGCCGCGTCGACTCCGATCGAGCAGATCACCGCCGCGAAGTCTACCGTGCTGCAGTCAGGCGTTCGCCCCAATATCCTCATCCTGGGACACCCGGTGGTCGATGCGCTGATCAACAACGCCGAGATCATCAACCGCGTGAAGTACACCTTCCCCGGCGGCGTGATCGACCAGGTCAACCTCGCACAGCTCTCCGCCGTGCTTGGCATCCGCTGCGTCGATGCGGCGGCCGTCCAGGTGGACAAGAACGACGCGGTCAGCTTCGTCTGGGGTCAGAACGCGGTGCTCGCATACGCGCAGGACGCCAGCAGCCAGTACGACCTCAGCAGCTTCAAGACGTTCGTCTGGACCGCTGCTCCGGAGACGGTCGACGGCTACGGCGTGATCACCGAGCCGAAATTTCCGCTCAGCTCCAAGGCCACCCTGGTCTCCACCGACTGGTACTGGGACATCAAGAACACGGCTCCCGAGACCACGTACACCTTCACCAACTGCTGCGCGGCGCCGACGTACGAGACGCTGCCGAGCTTCCCAGCGGCTGAGTAAGCCAACATCAAACCGCAGTGCGAGTAGTAACCAAAGGGAGCGGATCACAACGGTCCGCTCCCTTTTACCAGAAGCAAGAGATCACGAATCAGGAGACCAGGACCATGGCCAAGCACACCGTTACCAAGACCATCCACCACGACGGCAAGCTCTACCGCAAAGGCGCGACCGTCGAACTCACCCCCGACCAGGCCGAGCCGTTGATCGCCATCGGGCACGTCGCCGATCCGAAGGCCAAGAAGGACGCAGAGAAGTAAGTTTGCAACCGTAGCCGCCCACCGGAGCCTGATCGCACGCCATGCCTTACATCACCCAGACCGACCTGCTGCAGCGGATGACGCTGAAGCAACTCACGCAGCTCACCGACGATGCCGCCACCGGCTCGCCGGACGAGACCATCGTGAGCGGCGTGCTGGAAGAGGCGTCGGGCATGGTGGACGGCTACTGCCGCAACAAGTACGCCACGCCGCTGCAGCAGAGCGACGAGGTGATGTCGATCGCGCGGGATATCGCAGTGTACCTGCTCTTCAGCCGCAGGCCGCAAGCGATGCCGGAGACGGTGCGGCAGCGTTACAGCGACCGCATCGCGCTCCTCAAGGATGTGTCCAGGGGCTCGGCCGTGCTCGACCAACCAGTCGGCGCGACAGCCCAGACCATCTCCGCCGGCCCTGTGGTTCCCAGCGGCAAGCATCTCCGCTTCAGCAACCGTAATCTGGATGGCCTGGTCTGATGTCCACCATCACCGCAAAGGTCGACGAAGGCACAGTCCGCATCGGACTCGGCGAGCTGCGCGCAGCCGTCACCGATGTGCGTCCGCTGCTGAATATCGCCGGCGAAGTGATGCGCGGATCGGTCGCGCGCACGTTCCGCGACGAAGGCTCGCCGGCGGGCAGCTGGCCTGCGCTCGCGCTCTCCACGCTGAAGAAGAAGGGCTACACCTCCGGACACAAGCTGCTGGTCTTGTCCGGAAGACTCTTCGGCTCCATCAGCTACGACACGATGGAAGGCAACACGCTGACCATCGGCACCAACCTCGTGTATGCGCCCGTGCAGCAGTTCGGCTCCGCTGACTATCGCGGCAACTTCACCGGGCCGCTCTCGCACGAGCAGCACCTGGCGCACGAGGCAGAGCGCGTCGACGTCGGCGCACATAGGTCCAGCCGCGGCGCGAAGCAGCGCTACGGCACCACGCTGGTGACGGCGAAGAACGGACGCGTGATGAAGGTCCGAGTGAAGATCGCCGGGCCGCTGAATCGCTCGCACTTCGGCGTCGGCGAGCACAAGCGCCACCAGAACATTCCGCCGCGTCCCTTCCTGGTCTTCCGTCCGGAGGATCCCGCGCGCATGGTTGAGGGCTTCGAAGCGTACCTGATGGCGAAGGCCAAGAACATCGGCCAGGTGCGCGCCGCAGGAGGTGCCCAGTGAGCCAGGGCGCATTCCCGCAGACGCAGGCATGGCAGACGCTGAACGCGATGTTGACCGCCGGACTCAGCGGCGTCGATGTTGCGGCCGTCAGCGAAAAGGATTTCAACGAGGGCGAGCTGATCATGACGCCGCCTTCGGTGCGCACGTACTACGGCGGTACAAAGTTCACGTCGTTCAGCGACATGTCGCGGCAGAACTACCAGGCCACCGGCGAGTTCATCATCCTGTGTGCCGACGAGGACCGCTCCCCGGATCTGGCGCAGCAGGCGTTCATCTCTGTCGCGCTGGCGGGCACCGTGTGCGCACTGCTGGCAGGCGCAACATTGATCCTGCCCAGCGGCGATCAGTCCGAGCCGATCACGCTGATCTCCATCACGCCTTTGCCGGTGGAAGGCGTCGGCATGGCATACGCGATCGCGGTCGAGGTTCCCGGCCTGGCGCAGTTTCCCGGAACCAACGTGGCCGGATATACCGGCGAGGTGGGCGAATGATAGGTCCTGATTTCTGCCTGGTTGAGTTGACCGCCGATGGCATTGCCTTTGCGAAGGAAGCGCCGCTGCGCATCTCGAACGGCCGCATCTCGCTGGTGTTCGCGCCCGGCACGCAGACCAAGGTGGCGAACTACGAGTGGGACATGCTGCTGCGCGACCACACCACGTTCGACGGAAAAGTTTTGTTCCAGAAAGTACAGCCCGAAGCACCAGACGCGGTTGAGGAGACGAAGTAAATGTCCTACACAATGCAGAAGCAAGCCAGCCGGAATCTCGTCATCAGCCCGAAGGTGCAGACCACCTGGGGAACTCGCCTGCTGGACGCAAGCCTCACCGTTCGCCAGCGCTTCAATCCGTCCACCGTGTTCGAGAAGATGCAGACCTCGCGCAGCGACCAGATGACGGCGGGCAAGGGCACCGAGTGGGCTACCGACCGCACCATCACCAGCTGGGACACCAAGGGCACGCTGACGGCGGAGGCTGACGCCTTCCTGCTCTCGTGGGCTATGGCGCTGATCTTCGGCCAGGAGACCGACACCGGCGCCGGGCCGTACACGCACACCTTTACCGTGCCCAACGTGACGGCGACCATGCCTGCGACGTCGCTCTATATCGAAGAGACGGCGGACCAGCACTTCTATATGCCGGACATGTCCGCGACTTCGCTCTCACTGACGGTTCCCGAGCGCGGCGCGGTTAGCCTGGCACTTGATATGGTTGGCACCGGCAAGTGGACCCCCGGAAGCTTCGGCGGCGCACTGCCCGCTGTCTCCGCGTTGAACTATCTGCTGGGCAACGATGTGCAGATCTCGATCACGCCCTCGGGCGGCGCGCTGACGCCGTTCGTAGGCCGGCAGAAGTCGCTGTCGATCAAGGTCGATCGCCAGGCGAAGCCGTTCCAGTCGAGCGGCGACGGTCTGTACTCCAACTCGGTTGCGGCCGGCGCGGGCAAGTTTGCTGTCGACTTCACCATCGCGGCCAACGCGGCGGACGATGTCAACGGCTGGTTCGAGAGCGGCACCGCGCTGAACATCGCGATCGTAACCAACCCGGCGAAGACCTACCAGTTCGGATTCAACTTCCCGGTTGCCTACGCGAAGGCGAACAAACTGGGCAACACCGAAGACAAGGTGATGTGGTCGCTCAGCTTCGACGAGACCAGCTGCCTGCAGAACGGAGCAGCGGCTGCCATCAGCGCTTTCTGCATCGACAATACCCCGGCCTTCCTGGTCGCCGGATAAGTTTCCACCCCGCCGGGCTGGTCCAATGATGGGGCGAGCCCGGCGGTCTTTTTCAAACCATTTTGTGCATGTCCACAAAATGGTCTCTGACAGTAGACGGTGGCACCCCTTCGCTGCCGTGCGAGCACCGCAGATCTACGCGGACACTCGGAGAAGGACAGGTTCCCTCAACCTGGCAGCATCCACAAACACAAATCCAACCTGAGGGAATCCCATGCAAGAAAATCACGAAGCGCTTTTAGATCTGGCTCAGCCGCGCACCGTCGTTCTCAGCGATCGCGGCAAAACGTACGTGCTCCACTGCCGCCGCGTCACCGATGCGGACTGGAGAGAGTACCTCATGGGTGGCACCGTAACCTCTGAGAGCAACGGCAAGGAACGCTTCGACACCGTCGAGACGGACACGCCGTTCCTCGAACTCGCGGAGCGCGTGCTGACCGGTGCGCAGGGCTACACCGTCACCGGCGGCGCTGACCTGACCACGCTGCCCAACTGGCAGAAGAAGATTCCGCTGGCGCATCGCCGCATGGTGGGCTACACGCTCGCCGATGTCGGTCCTTCGGTCGCGGGCGATCTGACCATCGACCCGGAAGTGGAAGTGATCTCGCTCGACGCGACCTGGAGCGTTGCCGACGACAGCGAGAGCATGACGAAGTACTCCGGGCTGCAGCACTTCCTGAAGACGCCCAGCGAGGCGCAGTACCGGCGCTACGCCAACGAGAGCAGCCGCCGCCGTGTGATCGGCGGGTCGCGCAGCGGCAAGACGGTGTACTCCAACGCGTCGATGATCCTGCTGGCCGCGATGTACGACGAACTGGTTGTGCGCGTCGACGGCTACAGCGTAAACGGCTCCAAGTTCGAAGCAGTCGAGACCATCCGTGGCGAGATGGACATGTTCCACAAGATCCGCGCGGCGCAGGAACTGTTCGCGCCCAGCTCCGCCGTGAAGCTGGCCGGAGGTGAAGAGGGATGAGCAGTGCGCGCAGTTTCGATCTCACCCCATCGGAGCTGCGCGTTTATCTCCACATCGTTGAGGACGGCCTCCGCGATCGCGAGATAAGGGCACGAGTCGGATACAGCGTCGGCGGACTGAAGACGTGCATCCACCGGATATTGCAGAAGAAGGGCGCAGCCAGCCGCGTGGACCTGGTTGTGAAGCACTGGAAGGGAAAGAAGCTGTGAACGGAGTACTCCAGGTCGAGCGGGATCCAGCGGGCTTGCAGATCGCCGTGCGTGAGCTGTTCGAGGAGTCGTTCTTCGAAGAGGCGACGAAGTCTCTGCTGGCCAAGGTGCAGGACGAGGAAATGCGCGAGTCGATCCTGATGGATGCTCCGTCGCGCACGCTCTCTCCTGGCTACTACGACCGCTGCGTGTACCTGCTGGACCTGGGCTCGGCGATCGAGGCGGGCGTGCAGTACGGAGCCGGGCAGCTCCGCCGCGACGACGTCGCCGGGCTGCTGGCAGTGAAGCGCGCGAAGGCTGAGTTTGAGCAGGAGCACCCGAGCTGCCCCAGCTGCGGCACGCGCCAGGACAACCGCTTCATGGACAAGTGCAAGAGCTGCCGGCAGGTATTCCGGAGGAACGACTGATGGCGACCGCAACCGCAGTGACGATCAAGGTAGTCGTCGACGGCTCGCAGGCCGGCCCCGCAATCGACCAGATCAACCAGGGGCTCGCGCAGATCGGCGTCAAAGGCACGGCTTCGATGAATCAGGCGGCGGGCGCGGCCAACACGATGGCTGGCGGCATGACCAAAGGCCTCGACTCCGTACGCCTGATGTCGCAGGAGTTTGGTCTCCGCCTCCCGAGGGCGATTGAGCACTGGCTGGCCAGCATGCCCGCGGTGACGAACGCGATCCAGTCGGTCTTCTCTGTGATGGCTGGCCTGGTCGCGCTGCAGGTGTTCGAGCGGCTGGCCGAGGGCGCATACCACCTCTACGAGAAGTACCTTTCGGTGCAGGCCGTGCAGGACGAGTTCTATGAGTCGGTGAAGAAGACGGCAGAGACCGAGTTTGCGAACACACGCTCGATCGAGGACACGCGGCTGCGCATCGACCAGGCTACGCAATCGATGGTCGCCTACAACAAGGCAGCCGAAGGAAGCCAGAAGTCGGGATGGGCGACACTCTTCTCCAACCTCGGCAACCCGGCCGGCATGGCTGCCGGCGCTGTCGATCTGATGGGCGCGCACAACCTTGCCGAGGGCGGCGCCACCGCCGGCAAGCAGATGATGCAGTTGACACCGAAGCAGATCGAGCAGCAGCACGAGCTGAACGTCCTGAACATCGAGGCCGCGCATGCCAAGGACGCGGAGCTGGGCGCGAGCGCGAAGATCACGGCGGAGCTGGAGAAGCAGAAGGCGCTGCACGGCGAGAATCGGAAGTTCGGCCACGCGATGGACATCTCGATGGGCAACCCGACCTCGACGGACGCGGGCTCGGCCGAGGAAGCTGCGCAGAACCAGATTGCCGCGGGCAAAGCCTCTGAGCAGACCATTGCTCTCTATCGCAAGGAGCGCGACGAGCGCATCGAGGCGCAGAACGCTGCCGTGCTCAGCGGGCTCGATGGCGAGGCAAAGCTCGAAGCCGAGAAGCAACAGGCAATCGACAAGATCGTGCAGCGCTACAAGGATGGAGAGATCTCGAAGCGCACCGAGGATGCGATGACGGCCGCGGCTTCAGAGAAGTTCGACAACGAGCGTTACGACCGCGTCACCAAGCAGATCACCGATGCGCAGAAGACGCTGCGCGATGCCAACTCTTCCGGCCTGACGGGCGCGGCGAAGATCACCGCGGAGCACGACGCCAAGGTGGAGGACATCAACACCGATCGCTCTCTCGACCCGAACGCGGCCTCGCTGCTGCGCCAGGCGGCAAAGGTGAAGATGGACCAGGACATGGGCCAGTTCTGGGACGAGAGCGACATGAAGGAAGCCGAGGATATGCAGCGCTCGGCCGAACAGCACGCGCGCATCCTGGATGAAGAAGTGAACTATGCGAAGCAGGCGGCCGAAGCCGAGCGGCGCGTGCGCGGCACCGGCCTGACCGGATGGGTAACCGACTACCAGAACGCCGTCGCTGCGATCGAGGCGCAGGATGCGGCCGAGACACAGAAGCTGCAGGGGCTGGTCGCGACCGGCAAGATGACGCAGGCCGAGTACCAGGAGGCGAAGGTCAACATCGACCGCACCGCGAACGCGCAGATCCAGCAGCAGAATCAGGAGATGTCACACCAGATCGCGAACACGCTGGAGCAGGCGTTCGCCAATCCCGTCGACTTCATCAAGCGAAAGATGGAGGAGATGTTCATGCAGATCATCGCCAACTGGATCATGCAGACGAAGATGTTCCAGTCAGTCTTCGGCAGCTCGATGGGCAGTGCGCAGCCAGGTGCGGCAGGCGGCGCCGGCGGCGGGATATTGCAGCAGATCATGATGGGAACCGCGCCCTGGTCGCACGCCTCGGCCAGGTCCGCCTCCGGCACTCCGGTAGGCAGCACGATCCCGAACTCGGGCGGCATGGTGATGACGGATGCAGGCCCGGTCCCGATGCTCGATCCAACGTCGCCGGGGCTGCAGAATAACTTCGCCGGCAACGGTATCCCCAGCATCAGCGGAAGCGGGCAGCCCAGCTCTAATCCGAACGCCGGCACGCCCAGCATCGGCAGCGGCCTTCCCATTCCGGGCGGCGGCGGCAGCGGCTCTGGCGGCTCGGGCGGCTCGGCGGCTATTGGCAAGGGCGCCCAGATTGCCGGCGCGGCATACGCCGGATACCAGGGCTATGAAGACACCAAGGCCGACTTCAAAAGCGGAAGCGTGAGCGGCATGCTGAAGGGCACGATGCAGGATGCCATGGCGGGCGCAGTGATCGGCAGCCTGTTCGGACCGGTGGGCACGGTAGTCGGCGCGGCCGCGGGCGCGCTGGTTGGGCTTGCGGCCGGAACCGCGGGCATGATCATGGGCGAGGGCGGCAACCTGGCCGCGCGCGACTACTACAAGAAGACGCTGTTTCCGGAGATCGAGAAGCAGCGCAACGGCAACGGCCAGGGCGACTGGCAGGCGGCCGTCTCCCAGATCAACCGTACGGCCAGCGATGGCATGCTGTACATGTCGCAGCACTGGGGAAGCGGCGCGGCGCAGTGGGTGGATGACAACTACCTGAAGAAGGAACAGCAGCTGGCGCTGAGCGAGCTGGAGTCGCGCGCGAAGGGCGGAGCACAGTACGTCGGCATGTCCGCCAACCAGTTCCACTCCGGCGGCCCGATCACAGGCTTCGGCAGCTACGGCACCAGCTCGAACGAAGGCATGATCCACGCGATGCTGGGCGAGACGGTGATGAACCCGAGCGCCAGCAGCCAACATGGCGCGGTGCTGAACGCCATGAACTCCGGCGCCGACGCCACTGACGTTGCGCGCATGTACCTGGGCGCGGGCAGCAGCTCCTCCGCATCCGGAGGCGGCGGCGATACGCACCACCACTGGACCGTCAACGCCGTCGACGCCAGGGGCTTCGAGAGCATGCTGCGCAACGGCGGCGCGCGCCTGATCGTGAAGCACACCAACCAATACGCAAGCCAGTACGCAGGAGACGGCATCAGTGGCTGAGACCGATATCCTCAATCCGACGACGGGCTACTGGCCCGCCATCCAGGACAACCCGAATCCGAGCTATGGCTATACGCGCCGCAGCGCCAGCAACAGCGCCCTGCTGAAGGCGCGCATGGGTGCGCCGTACAGCCGCGAGACCATGAATCAGGGGTTCGCGTTCGAGTTCAACTACATCGGGCGGCCCTGGGCGACGGTGCTGCGGCTGAAGCATTTCTATGAGCAGTTCAAGGGCGGATACTTCACCTACATCGACTACGACGCCGGCGGACGCCACCACGTCGGCCGCTTTACCTCGCCGGTGAACGGCGTGGAATTCTCGAACGGCAAATACAACGTGCAGGGCCTGCTGTTCGAAGAAATGCCGCAGGCGCGCATGCTGCAATATCCGGCGAACTTCGCCGACTGGTCGCGCACCATCTATGTGATCGACGACTTCCTGAATCCGGCTGCGGCCAACTACTCCGCCGTGGCTAACGCGTGGGTGTCGCAACTGAACCCGCTGCTGGTTGGCCCGTCCGCAACCGATCCCAGCGCGTACGAGCTTTACAACGCGGCGCCGACAGTGGGCGACTGGGCCAAGATTGAATACATCGGCTGGGGCTTCACCATGACCATGCGCACCGGCGCGGGCATGGGCTCTGTGGCGCTTTATATCGATGAGGTGTATCAACACTTCCTGATCGACCTGAGCACCGGCAACCGCATCGCCGACGGCAGCGGCTTTCTGCCCGCGCTGCCGGCTGGCATGACGTGCGCCGGCGGCGTGCTGACGGTGTTGAATATGCCGCTCGATGCGCACCGCGTGTCGCTGCAGTATGTGCAGCCTGGCGGCGGGGCTGGTACCGGCGTGGCGTTTCCGGCCGTCAAGGTGATCGTCTAAATGGGGAGCACATTCATTCCGCTGGCGGCTTCCGGCCTGCTCGCTCCGCGCACGCTGGTTGAGGTAAAGACCGTTGGCGGAAATGTGAATCTGTGGAGCGAGCATAAAGGCCTCTACCAGTCGCTGATCAATGGCGGCGGCAACTACCCTTACCTCGACTGGCTCTCCGGCTCGCAGCAGTTCTCGCTGTTTGGATCCGCGCAGACCGATACGGCAACCATCAGCGTGCAGAACATCAGCGGCAATACGGTGGAGCGCGATATCGCGAAGTCCTTCAGCCAGGCAGAGTTCATCGGCGCGTTTGTGGTCGCGCGCATCTGGCGAGCTGACTCCGAGGCTGCGCTCCTGACCTTCGTCGGCAACGTCACCGCCGCTGAAGTAGAAGACACGCACATGCAGTTGAGCGTGGAAGGCTTCGGCAACTACAGCGCTGTGCTGGCGCCCGCGTACAACATCGACAAGAGCTGCCCGCTGATGTTCGGCTCGGTTGCATGTGGATCCACATCGCCGACGCCGTGCGATCAGAGCTACGGCGGATGTCTCTCCATCAACCGCTTCGCCGGCGCGGTGTCGCAGTGGGATGCGGACTCTTCGAACGTGCAGATGGTGCAGCCGCCGCCGGCCGTCTTCTTCAATACCGGGAGGGCGTTCTAAATGGCACTGAATCCAGCGTTCGAGAGCCAGGGCACGCGCAAGCTTCCACTCTGCTTCGGCTATGTGAAGGCACAGGGCGATCTGTTCCTGTCGACCGTGACGCTCAACGGAGCGCAGTTCAACCTCTATCTGCTGGGCGAGGGCGAGTGGGACGGATACGAGATGGTGAACTCGTTTCCCAACGCCGGCAGCGGTTCGCTGGGCGCAACGCCGTCGCACATGTTTCGCCAGTCGCTAACCGACGAGAATCCGAACCGTTTTGCGGAAGAGACGGCGACCGTGCTGCACTTCCACGCCGGCGCATACACGCCGATCGGCACCACCATCCCGATCGTCGATCCCACCACTGGACTGATCCCCACCGACAGCTCGCAGGATGCAGGACCGACACAGGGATATGATCCATGGTTCGCGCAGTTCCCCTCGGTCACTCCGCCGCAGTCGTTCAGCGGAATCGCCTATGCGATCTTCGGGCTGCCTGCGGCGCCCAGCTTCACGCGCGGCACCTGGATCCCGAGCACGATCAGCGGCACCTGCATCTGGCGCACCACCAAGTGCAGGATCTTCGACGCCTATGGCAACGTCACCGGCTACGGCTTTACGCTGAACCCCGCCTGGCACAAGGTCGAGGCGCTGCTGCGCTATAAGATCAGGCCGCAGCAGCCGCCCATCGGCGGGCTGACCGCTGCCGAGAAAGCCTGCATCAACTGGGAGGCCGTGGCGGAGCTGGCCGCGCGCAACGACTTCATCCTGCCCAACGGCAACCCGCGCTTCGTCGGCAACTATGCGTTCGCGGCCGACGCCTCGCTCGCGAACATGATGGAGACCATGTGCCGCGTCGATCGCAGCTATCCGGTGAAGGACGGCCAGCAGCTTTACTGGCAGGGCGACGATGCCCGCGCATCGGTGTTTATCGCTTCGCGCAAACACCTGGTGGAAGGCTCGACGGTGCGGCTGGATAAGAAGGACGTGTCGAAGGCTCCGAACATGTTCGTTCCCCAGTATCGCGACCTCGACATCCCAGCCGTCTGCGAGGTGCAGACCGGCGTCGGTTTTGGCGCGTTCTTCCTGGGCAGCGCCATTCATTCCGGCTTCCGCGCGTTCACCTGCTCCACGCCCAGCCCTTTCACCAACAACAGCTTTATGACGGCCGGTGGCGTCAGCGATCCAACGTGGGACGGCGACTACCAGGTGAGCATCGTCGATGGCGATCCATATCCCATCGGCACCGACTTCCCGAACACCACCTACTGCCTGATGCCGACGCCGTATGGAACGCCGACGGCGAACGTGACGGGCGGATTTCTGGGCTCGAATGATGCGCGCTTCAGCTCTCGTGCGCCGACGGGCGTGCAGCATCGCACCGCGCAGAAGATGGTCGCGCAACAGAACCTCGGCCTGGCCGTACAGCCGCGCATCAATCGCGTGAACTACGACTGCGGCAACTCCACCTTCGACCAGACCAATCGCCTGATGAAGTTCGAGCGCGACAGCCAGCTGGGCTCGGACACGGGCGCAAGCTGGAGAGCGCCGATCGCAGGCACGCTGAGCCTGTATCTGGAGAGCGTTGACGCAAACGGTGCGCAGCTACCCAGCGTGGTAAAACGGCGCAGCGTGATCACGCTGGACGAGTGGCTATATCCGGAAGCGCCGCAGGGCACCAGCCAGGTGCAGCTCCGCGGCACCAGCCAGGCGACATCGACGGCTGGCACTATAACCGTCAACCTGCCTGCGGGCTCGCTGGCGGGCGACCTCGCGATTCTGTTTGCGGCCGGCGGATACTATCCCTCCGTTCCTGCTGGTTGGACCGGGCTTTATTCCAGCGTCGGGAATACCTGGAACGCGATCGCTGCTTCGAAGGTCCTGACCGGCGGCGACATTGCGACCGGGAGCGTGACAGTTGCGTTCAGTAATGCTTTTGACTGTGTTGCTGCGCTGAGCGTCTTTATTGGTGCCACCGGCGGTGTGCGCGAGACCGAGGGAACCTGGTACGTTGGCGTGCCCAGCGGCACGCTCGCGACATCGGGCGCCGTGCTCAATACGGACGCGGCGATCTACTTCGCATCCCAGCGCAACGCAGTTGGGCAAACCATAAATCCGGCAACTGGTTCGGTCACTGGCCTCCAGGCTATTGCGACCACCTATTCATCCAGCACGTTGGCTTGCCAGCCGATGCCTGGCGGCGTCCTCAACGTCACCTACGACTATCCGAGTGTGCAGTCCCAGTCGATCCAGGTCATCGTTATGGGCGCTGCCGTGAACCTCTCGCCGCGTGACTTTCAGGTGATGGAGATGGCGGTGACCTCGCCAACGGAGACGGACCTGGGGCGCGTCGAGTTGACGCTGGCCCAGTACAACCGAAGCGCCTACACCGACGTCAGCGACGCGCCCGGAAACCAGTATCCGACGGTGCCTGGAAGCAGCTTGAAACTGAGCGGATTTACACCTGCAACCTACGGCGGTCATGTGCTGAATGCGACCGTGGCATTTACGTACACCGGAAGCACGCTGACCATCGCAATTCCTGACCTGTTGATACAGGTTTTGGGAGTGGCTGGACCGACCGCGTTTCCGACCTTCGCGGTGACCGGAGTTCCGACAAATACGCCGGTGACTTTGTACATCAATTACCCGACCGGTTTGAGCAATCCGCCAACATTCAACTGGGTGGCCGGAAGCGTCATCGCAGGCACCTACGTCATCGTCGTAGCCAGGGGGACTTTTAGCTGATGAAAACGCTCGATACCAGCGCCGATGTGGCAGCCAAAAACAGGGTCGAAAACAGGCCGTCCGTCCCATGGCCAAAACCCGTCCCGGTACGCCCGATCGCGAGCCCGAATTTCACCTTCACCGAGCCCGGCAAACCATGCTCATCTTGGTCCGATGGCTGGCACATCGTCCAGGACGGAAAGTGCCGCTGCGGAGCCGAGTACATCCTGGCTGAAATCGACCACGAAACCCAGGCCAGAAAAGGTGCGGTAGAAGCACTCCAATCGGGTGCCGAAATGGTCGCCAAAATCCTCGCCGGGACGGGTCAACCGAGGCAAAATACAGAGGATAAATTGGAGTAACTACAAAATATCGTCTGTTTTACTCCAATTTTTCGGCTGCAGCTACAATGGACTCA